AGACTGCACAGGCCTGCACAGGCCTGCACAGACTGCACAGACTGCACAGACTGCACAGCCTATGACAACACGCTGTCAACTGTGCAGGCTGTGCAGACTATGACAACATACTGTCAACTTAGACTATGACAACATACTGTCAACTTAGACTATGACAACATACTGTCAACTGTGCAGGCTATAAAGTTCGAAGGGGCCGGGGCGGGCGCTGCAGTGCTGTGGTGATGGGGTTGCTGCTTAGACACAAAATAGGGCTAATTAGACTTTATAGCTATAAGGAGGAGTGTCTACATAGATACTGGTATGTCTATGATAACTAAGGAGAAGCTATAACGGACTGCGGAGACTCATCTTCGGCACAGACCCGCCTCGAATGGACACGTAGACTGTGCTGGCTGCACAGCTATAATGCACACATAGACTCCAAAGCCTATAAAGATAATTGAGATAATGCTTGACTTTTACTGAAAAGTATGCTATTGTACTGTATAGTTTGAGTCAGCACTGTATAGCCTATGACAATAGCCCGATACTCGTTGAAACAGCCTAGGCCGACTTTGAACAAGGCAGTAACTAAAAATATTTAAATAACATCTTAGTTTCCCTGTGCCGGAATAGTCGGCATCAACGAGTATCGGACTATTGTCATCGGCTATACAGACAGAACTGTTTAGTTAATAGGTTATTTATAGGTTAACTAGACACTTAGTGCATAGGATGTTTTGGTTATGGTTAATAACGTAGTACCGGTTAAGAAAGGTAGGCCGACTAACGCGCTTATTGAATCTAAAAAGAAACGGAATAGCGTAGGCAGACCTAAAGGTGATGCTGCTTTAATGCAGGATATGAAAGCTAGATTGTTAGCCTCACCTAAGAGTAGGAAGGTTATTGATAGCATCTTTGCCGCCGCTTTGGACGATGAGCACAAAGGCCAACAAGCCGCTTGGAAGCTGTTAATAGATAGGTTAATGCCTGTCTCGTTATTTGAAAAAGGTGCTGCTGGCGGTTCACGCCCTAGTGTCAACATTACCATCAGCGGCCTAGCTGGGCCTGTCTCAGTTGATGCCACCCCTATTGATGCTGAGTACGAAGAAGTCAACGGAGATGTAGATGAGTGAATACAAGTATTTCAAAAGAGAAGACTTCGCCTGCAAAGAGACTGGCGAGAACTACATCACAGAACGCTTCATAAGCCGCCTAGACGCCCTCAGAGACGTTTGCGGCTTCCCCTTTATAGTCACTAGCGGGTATCGCTCTCCTAAGCACTCACTAGAGGCTAAGAAGGCACAGCCGGGTACGCACACCCGAGGCATCGCCGCAGACATCCGAATCCGTAACGGCACAGAGCGCCGCGTCATTGTTGAAGAAGCACTGCGTCTAGGCTTTGGCGGCATCGGTATAGCTAAGAGCTTTGTACACGTAGACATCCGCGACGACGCCCCTGTCATGTGGATGTACTAACGATGGATTTAGACATCTCATTACTGCCGTGGCAGCAAGAGGTCTGGGCAGACGACACACGCTTTCAGATCGTTGCCGCTGGAAGACGTACAGGGAAGTCTAGGTACGCAGCGTGGCGCCTACTAGTCAATGCACTGAGCAGCCAACCAGGACAAGTCTTCTACGTTGCGCCTACACAGGGGCAAGCAAGAGACATTATGTGGAACGAGCTGCTGGAACTAGGTGCTCCGGTCATCACAGGCAGCCACATTAACAACTTACAGATTAAGCTAGTTAACGGTGCCACCATCTCGCTAAAGGGTGGTGACAGACCGGAGACGATGCGTGGCGTGTCTTTGAAGTACCTAGTCTTAGACGAGTATGCCGACATCAAGCCAGACGTTTGGGAATCGATCCTCCGTCCCGCGTTGGCTGACCAGAAAGGTAAAGCCTTGTTCATCGGCACACCAATGGGCCGTAACCACTTCTACGATCTGTACAAGTATGGCGAGTTGGGAGACGACGTATCGTACAAGAGTTGGCACTTCACCAGCTATGACAACCCCATCCTAGACCCTGCGGAGATTAACGCAGCAAAGAAGTCTATGTCATCCTTCGCCTTCCGCACAGAGTTCTTAGCGTCTTTCGAGGCTAGGGGGTCTGAGATGTTCAAAGAGGATTGGGTTAAGTTTGATGAAGAAGAACCAGACGGTGACTACTTCGTTGCCATCGACCCCGCAGGCTTTGAAGAAGTTAACAAGGTTAAATCAAAGAACAAGCGCCTAGACCAGACAGCCATTGCCGTTGTTAAGATAACGCCAGAGGGTAAGTGGTGGATTAAAGACATCATACATGGCCGATGGGAGTTGAACGAGACAGCGAATAAGATATTTCAAGTGGTTAGGGATTATCAACCCATCTCTGTCGGCATCGAAAGAGGCATAGCAAGGAACGCCATAGTCTCCCCGCTGACAGACTTAATGAAGAAGCACAACACGTTTTTCCGCATAGAAGAGTTGACACACGGCAATCAAAAGAAGACTGATCGTGTTATGTGGGCTTTGCAAGGCAGGTTTGAAAACGGGATGATTGAGTTAAACAAAGGTGAATGGAACGCGCCTTTCATGGATCAGCTCTTTCAGTTCCCTGACCCGTTAACGCATGACGACTTAATTGACGCTCTTGCCTACGTTGATCAGCTCCATAAAGTAACTTACGTCTACGACGCTGAGTATGACGACTACGAAATCCAAGACACTGTATCGGGATATTAAAATGGATATGAAAGATAGCGAGAACTACGTTACAGAAACTTTAGAAGGCTGGGTAATGGAGAAGGCCGATAAATGGCGTGACCACTACGAGAATAACTATCAAGATAAGCACGAAGAGTACTACAGGCTGTGGCGTGGCATCTACGCCACTGAGGACAAGACACGCGACTCAGAGCGATCACAGATCATTGCACCAGCGTTGCAGCAAGCTGTGGAGTCTTCTGTAGCCGAGCTGGAAGAGGCTACGTTTGGACGAGGCAAAGTCTTCGATCTGACGGACGACTTAGCCGATGAAGAAGACGGCGACGTTGCCTTCCTGCGAGAGAAGCTGCATGAGGACTTTGCCAAGACTAAGGTTAGGAAAGCCGTTGCTGAGTGTCTCATCAATGCTGCTGTGTACGGCACAGGAATGGCAGAGGTTGTCATCGAAGAGATTAAAGAGATGGCACCGGCTACGCAGCCTATTATGGAAGGCACCCTACAAGCCGTAGGTGTTAACATTACAGATCGAACAGTGGTACGCCTAGTACCTATACTGCCACAGAACTTTCTCATTGACCCTGTCGCTACCTGCATCGAGGATGCCATAGGTGTGTGCATAGATCGCTATGTGCCAACACACTCTGTAGAGATTGAGCAAGAGAAGGGTGTCTATCGAGATGTGCCGCTCATGGGCGGTGACTGGGAAGACGACCTAGATGCTGACCAAGAGTTGACACATCAGCCAGAGGACAAAGTACGGCTAACTAAATACTTCGGGTTAGTGCCGCGCCATCTACTCATCGCAGCCTCTATGGAAGACGATGAAGAAATCATTATCCTTTCAGACGAAGCTAAAGACGATGACAGCTATTATGTCGAGGCCATCGTTATCATCGGCAACGGCGGTACGTTGTTAAAGGCAGAAGAAAACCCGTACATGATGAATGACCGTCCTCTAGTGGCTTTCCCGTGGGACATCGTTCCTAGCCGCTTCTGGGGTAGAGGTGTGTGCGAGAAAGGGTATAACAGCCAGAAGGCGTTGGATGCAGAGTTGCGAGCGCGTATTGACGCACTGGCCCTCACTGTGCACCCTATGATGGGTATGGACGCTTCACGGATGCCTAGAGGGTTTAAGCCGGAGATTAAGCCGGGTAAGATCATCCTCACCAACGGACGCCCTGACGAAGTGTTCTACCCGTTCAACTTTGGACAGGTTAGTCAGATCACGTTTGCACAGGCGGCAGAGTTACAGCGCATGGTGCAGATGGCTACAGGGGCTGTGGACAGTGCAGGCATTGCCGGTAGTATTAACGGTGAAGCCACTGCTGCCGGCATCTCTATGAGCTTGGGGGCGTTAATTAAGCGTCACAAGCGTACGTTGATTAACTTCCAAGAAAGCTTCCTTATTCCTTTTGTTACCAAAGCAGCCCACCGCTACATGCAGTTTGACCCTGAGCACTACCCCGTCAAAGACTACAAGTTTAATGTGGTTAGCTCCTTGGGTATCATTGCTAGGGAGTATGAGGTGTCGCAGCTAGTGCAGCTTCTACAAACTATGTCGCCTGAATCACCCGTCTATAACACTATTATTCAGTCAGTCATAGAGAATATGAACCTGTCTAATCGTGAAGAGATGATTGCTTTGATTAAGCAGTCGCAAGAGAAGACGCCAGAGCAGCAGCAAGCTGAGCAAGAAGCACAGGCGCAAGCTAAAGCCATGTCTGAGGCGCAAGTGGCGGTGTTTGCAGGGCAGGCGCAAGAGTTCATTGCCCGCGCTAAGAAGTATGAAGCAGAGACTAAGGCAATCCCTGTTGAGTTGGAGACTGAGCGTGTCAAAGTTGTTGCTTCTATGGACACCGACGACGAGCGGAACTTCAATAATAGAGTGCAGATTGCAAAGTTGGCATTAACTGAGAGTAAACAAGGAGTATAACGATGTTTGTAAGCCTACGAGACATAGAACACCTAAGTGCTGAAATCAATACGTCTTATGAGAAGCTGAATAAGCGCATTGCCGCTCTGGAAGAGGCTGCGCTGGCCACTATGAAGCCAGCACCTAGCAAAGAAACAAGTAAAAGTCAAGGAAAAGACTTGACAAAATGAAATAAATGTGCTACAGTGGGGAATAATAATGATTGACAAAGAGCTGGAAATGTATTATGGAGCTATTAAAGAGCTTTGTAACAGCACCGGGTATAAAATCCTGTGTCAAGACTACACCGAACAAGCACTGAGTATTAACTCAATAGAACTCACCAAGGACGAGGCTGACTTGAACTTCCGAAAGGGGCAACTCAACGTCATTAACCACTTCCTATCCCTTGAACAGCAAATTACCGCTTTAGAAGAACAGCTAGAAGACGGAGACAGCAATGCTGAGAATCTTTGACTTCCGGTGTCTGAACAACCATGTCTTTGAAGCCTTCGTAGATTCGGAGTGCCGCGAGACAGAATGTACAGAATGTGATACTAAAGCAAAACGTATAGTCTCTGCCGTCAAAAGCGTCCTAGACCCCATTAGCGGTACCTTTCCCGGTGCCACTATGAAGTGGGCAAGGCATCGGCAAAAGACTATACAGCGCGAACGCAGAAACGCCGAATAACGGCCAACTTTCTGTTACCTCCACAATGACAAGTCACGGAGTTTAATAATGGCAGCATTTTTGCTTGATGAAGAAGAGCGTCTAGAGACAGACGAAGAGCAGCAGTTGATTCAGGACGAGTCAATCCAACCAGATGAAGATGACATCCCCGACAAGTACAAAGGGAAAAGTGTCAAGGACATCGTGAGGATGCACCAAGAAGCTGAGAAGCTGACAGGTCGTCATAGCTCAGAGATCGGGGAGCTGCGAAAGATTGTTGATGACTTCGTTGTTACACAGACACAACTCAAGACTGAAAAGAAGAAACCAGTTGACGACGTAGATTTCTTTACGAATCCGAGCGAGGCTGTAAAAGCGTTACTGGACAATGACCCACGTTTGCAAGAGGCCGAAAGAACCTCCTCGCAGTACCGACAAAGTACGGCAGTGAACGAGCTACAACGCAAGCATCCTGAGATGAGTACTATCTTGAGTGATGCAAAGTTTGCGGAGTGGATACAGGCGTCAAAGATCAGAACGCGCTTATATGAGCAAGCAGACAAGTCCTATGACTTAGACGCTGCTGATGAATTGTTTTCACTCTGGAAGGAGCGAACGCATTTGGTTAACACTACAGCCACCGCAGAGAAAAACAGCCGGAAGCAGACCATTAAAGCTGCTTCATCTGGAAGCTCACAAGGCATTGCAGACGGCAACAGTCGTAAAGTATATCGCAGAGTTGACATTATTAAACTAATGCGTGATGACCCAGATCGCTATGAAGCTCTCTCACCAGAAATAATGAGAGCCTATGCAGAGGGTCGTGTTAAAGGCTAAGGCCTTTAGGAGATATACAGAATGGCAACTTCAACTTTCCCAGCCACAGGCGGGTTTGTAGACAACACTAGCGCGGCAACGTTCATTCCAGAGATTTGGAGTGACGAGGTACGCGCTGCTTACGAGAAGAACCTAGTTCTTGCAAACCTCGTTAAAAAGATGACCATGAAAGGCAAGAAGGGCGATACTATCCATATCCCCGCGCCTATCCGTGGTGTAGCTAACGCTAAAGCTGAGAACACAGCAGTTACTGTTCAGAACAGCACAGAGAGCGAAGTAGTTGTTACTATTAACAAGCACTTTGAATACTCACGCATCATTGAGGACATCACAGAGACTCAGGCGTTGGCGTCATTGCGCCGCTTCTACACCTCTGATGCTGGTTATGCTTTGAGCCGTCAGGTTGATACCGACCTGTTCACGCTAGGCCAAACACTCGGTGACGGCACTGCTGGCGGCTGGGTTAACTCTGCATCGTTCTACGTTGACGCCTCTACTGGTCTCACAGCGTATGCAGTAGACACTGTTGTCACTGCTGACGTCTTCACTGACGTAGGCTTCCGCAATTTGATTCAGAAGCAGGATGACGCTGATGTCCCTATGGACAATCGTGTGTTTTGTATTCCTCCTTCACTGCGTAACGCTATCATGGGCATTGATCGTTATGTGTCTAGTGACTTCGTAGGCGGCAAGACTGTGCAGAATGGCCTCATTGGTAATCTGTACGGCATTGACGTATACGTCTCCACTAACTGCCCTGTGCTGGAAACAGCAGCAGAGAACGCAGCAGGCGGTGCTGTACGCGGTGCTATGCTTATCCACAAAGACACCTTCATCTTGGCAGAGCAGATGGGCGTTCGCTCACAGACTCAGTACAAGCAAGAGTTCCTAGGTAGCTTGTATACTGCTGACACGCTGTACGGTGTTAAGACCTATCGCCCTGATAGCGGCTTTGTA